AGCGCACTTTCAGAAAATGATTTTATCAGCAACATTGTTCGTCAAGGCCCAGAGGCTAAAGAATATACCGCAGCAACTACATATTTTGATGCTATGCGTTCAGCAATGAATTCATTTAAGGGAGGCTACTAATGGCTAAAGTTACGCCTTTAGATGTAAGACGTGCTCAAGATAAATTAAAAGATTTATACCCTGGACAACCTGGATATGAGCAAGCGCTTCAAGAATTCAAAACCCTTAATGACCAACTTAATCAAGAGATTGCTGCTGTTAAAGCAAGGGATAAATCGCAAAGAGCATCTAGTAAGCAAGCAAAAGATGCTGCTACAAAAGCGGCTAATCAAAAATCATTAGAGCAAATACAACCAACTCTTGAGGCTGAATATAAAAAATCTGTAGATTTAGGAAATCCAAATGCGACTATTAAAGCGCAACTTGATAAAGTTAATGCTCAATTAGGTAAATCACAAAGTGTTGTTGGCGCAGATAATATACCTGCAGCAACTGCCACAACTGATAAAATTGCCGCTGCCAAAAAAGCAGCAATGAATACCCCAGCAACTAGAACTAAAGCCAAGCCATCTTCTACTAGTTCATCCAGTTCTTCCTCAACACCTTCTTCTAAGCCAGTGGCTAATGGAACTATTGCTGGTATCAATGCTCCAGCCCCTGCAGATGCTGCTAAAGATTTCTTAGATAAATATGGAGTTCAGGCAGCACTTATTGATTCAGACCCATCATTGCAAAAACTATTCAAAGATGCGATGAATGGCACCTGGGATGCTAAAAAGTTTCAAGCAGAATTCTTAAATACATCTTGGGCTAAAAATCATTCATCTACTTGGCAAAACTCTCAAACGGCAATGACTTCAGCGCCTGGAGATTATGCACAATCATATAACAAGATGCGTGAATATCTTGCTCGTACTGCAACTGAGATGGGCGAGACACTTACCCCTGACCAAATTGGTCCAGAGATTAAGCCAAATGCAGATGGTTCTTACCCACCATTAAAGAATAATGGAAGTCTTGCTGAATGGGCGTTGCAACAATCTTGGGGTAAAGGTATTGACCCTGAAGCAATAAAACAGCATATTGCTCAAGTAGGAAAAATTAACCTTTCATTACCAGGTGGTATGGCTGCTAATTACAGTGCTCAACTTAAATCACTTGCTAATGATTATGGACTAAATAGTTACAACACGCCAACTAAAGATGGCGTTGGAAACTACTTCTCAGATGCTGCTCAAAGTATACTTCTTGGAAAGTCAACTATAGATACATGGCGTCAAGATATTATTAAAACTGCTAAAGATAACTATAAGCCTTATGCTGCTCAATTAGACGCTGGCATTACACTTCGTTCTCTTGCCTCACCATATATTAACACATTAGCAAATCTGCTTGAAGTTCCAACAGAGTCTATAGATTTAAGTAACGCTACTGGTTATGGCAAAATGGTATCAAATGCCCTTATGGGTTCAGACCCTAGCAACCCAGCACCAATGACTCTTAATCAATTTGAAACTCAAATTAAGCAGGACCCACGTTGGGCTTCAACCAATAATGCTCGTGACACCGTAATGGGTGGCGTTGGCGGATTACTTAAGATGCTTGGAAAGGTTGGTGCATAGTGGCTAAATATAATGAACCAACAGTTGATACACTTATGACTACTGCTGATGCAATTGCAGCATTGCCAACAATTGTTAACGCTTTAACACCAGCACCATCAACTGCCTTCAACCCATTTGAAGGCAACTCATTTGTTAATGCTGTAGGTTCAACTGGAATAACACCAGTCGTTGCTGCACCTATTACATCTACTACATCAGGAACAAGTAGTGCTGGTAAAGTAGTTAATTCAAATCTTAATTTTGATACTTCTGCTTTTACAAATCAAATAAATGCTTTGCAACAACAATTGAGTCAAGCGCAGCAACAAAATTCTGCTGCATCTAATCAACTTTACCAGATGCTTGCTACTCAACAAGCACAGGCTGCTGCGGCTAAGCAAGTACAACAAACAAACTGGATTACTGCTGGCAAGGATTTACTAAATCAATATGGTGTTGGTAGTTTAGGCGATGCTTATATGAATTTAATTACCACAAAAGGTTTAGACCAAAGTACAGCAATACTTGAACTTCAGTCTACCCCAGAATGGAAGCAGCGTTTTTCTGCTAATGAATCTCGCTTAAAGCAAGGGCTTTCAGTACTTGACCCAGCAACCTATCTTGCTACAGAAGCAGCCTATAAAGATGTTTTAATTGCTGCTGGTATTCCAAATAGCACAGTTAATGATGTTGGTTATTTAGGACAATTAATTGCCAAAGATGTATCGCCAGTTGAGGTTCAACAAAGAGTTGATGCGGCTCGTGCTGCTATCAGCAACGAGGACCCATTTGTAAAGCAACAATTACAACAAGAGTTTGGCTTAACTACTGGAGATATGGTTCTTCACATTCTTGACCCAGAAAAAGCATCAACAGTAATTCAGCAGAAAGTTAACGCTGCCAAGGTTGGCGCAGAATTCCAGCGTCAAGGTGTGGGAGTAGGCATGGGCACAGCAGAGCAATATGCCGCTCAAGGAATTACTCAAGCACAAGCCCAACAGGCTGCAATTAACGTTGCTACTCAGACAGCACCTACACAAGCATTAGCACAACGCTATGGTGCATTTGCTCCAGCAGGTGGCGCAGGCGCAGCGATAACTGCCGCTGACCTGGGCACTGCAGGCGCTGCTCAAGCACAAATGGAATTACAACGTCTTAAGACACAAGAAATTTCCGCCTTCTCTGGTTCATCTGGAGTAGGTAAAGGAAGTCTACTAGGAGCAGAAGAAGGCGTCTTCTAATTAAGTTCCGTCTCCACCCACCAGTATGGATGACGTGTATTAAAAACTGGAAGTGGGAGCCAAACATCCTTCCCCTGGGATGACTTGAGGCCTGCGCATCTACTAAACGAAAGGGAGTGCCATATGGCAAACCAATACGATGAAGACGACGACTTTGATGCCGTCGAAGAAACTCAATCAGACCCTAACGGTCCTGCGAATCTTCGCAAGGCGTTAAAGCGAGCAGAGAAAGAAAAGAAAGAACTAGCAGACCAATTGACTGCAATTCAATCTGACCTTCGCAATCGCTCCGTCAAAGAAGTGTTGGCACAAAAGGGCGTACCAGATAAAGTCTCTAAGTTTATTCCTAGTGACGTTACAACGCCAGAACAGATTGACTCATGGCTTACGGAAAACTCCGATATCTTCGGATTCCAAAAGACAGAAGCCGCTGTTCAAGCCGACGAAGAACAACAGGCTAATGTTGCTGCGTATCAACGCATCAATGCGGCTACCCAAAACGCAAACACTCCAAGCCGAGACCAGGACCTAGCGTCCAAACTCGCAGGAGTAAAAACTATAGATGAGTTAAATGCACTTACGGGTAATCCAACAAGCCGTTTCAATCGCGGTAAATAAACCCCATCCGCACAAACCTTATAGAAAGAAGGTGACACAATGGCAAATGCATACACAGACTCAACCTCTGGCTCGTTAGGAAACTATCTAGTACAGACCGCGTATGACCGTTATGTAGAATTTGCTCTCCGTGCTGTTCCTCTAGTCCGCGATGTCGCAGACAAGCGCCCAGTACAACAGGCAATGCCAGGTTCCTCTGTAGTCTTCCAGATTTACACAGACCTAGCAGCCGCAACCACCGCTCTTTCAGAGTCAACTGACCCAGATGCTGTAGCCCTTGGCAACACAACTCAAGTTTCAGTTACTTTGCAAGAATACGGTAACGCTTCATTAGCAACTCGTAAGTTAGAGTTGTTCTCACTCTCAGATGTTGACCCAGCAATTGCTGACATCATCGCCTTCAACATGGCTGACTCCCTAGATACAGTAGCATTGTCTACTCTTGTCGGTGGAACAAACGCTATTGCTGAAGTAGGCGGAAGCCTTGTATCTACCTATGCAGGTACATACACCAACGGTACAACTCAACGTCTAGTTACTTCAACTGACGTTATCAAGTCTCGTGACATTCGTTTCGCAGTTGCGAAACTACGTGCCAACAAGGCTGTTCCACGTCAAGGCGAATACTACTGGTGTGGTATCCACCCAGAAGTTTCACATGACCTCCGCGCTGAAACAGGCGCTGGTGGATGGCGTGATGACCATAAGTATTCAGAGACAGGTTCTTCTGAATTCTGGCCAGGAACAATCGGAACCTACGAAGGTGCGATGTTCGTTGAATCCCCACGTATGGCTAACTTTGCTGACGGTACTGGCGCTTCTGCTGGTTCAGGCACATTTGGTTCATCATACGTAAATGGTACAGGCGGCGTTCGTAACTTCCGTACACTAGTTGCTGGTAAGCAAGCACTTGCTGAAGCAGTAGCCGAAGAGCCACATGTTATCTTCGGACCAGTCGTTGATAAGTTGATGCGTTTCCGTCCAATCGGATGGTACGGCGTACTTGGATGGGCACGTTACCGTGAACCTTCACTAGTGCGTATTGAATCAACTTCTTCAATCCACACTGCGTAACCTGTAATAAATAATCGTTAGCCCCGTCTTCGGGCGGGGTTAACATTAACAAGGAGAAATATGGCTTATCAATTTACACCACCTACGGTTGACGAAACACCAGCAGGCTTTGGCAGATTGATGTGGCGTTATCGTATTGCTCGCGGAGATAGCATCCTTGTTAACGGAACAGTAGTAACTCGTCTTCGCACCCCAGGAGTAGACCAAGTAGCAGAGGCGGATTACGCCTATATTGGTGGGCATATCTACCCAATCACAGATACAGAACGAACAATTTTAATTAACGCTGGTTACGGCGCAAACATTACAACAGTCTAAGGGGAGCCATGAATCCAGGCAGATATAACCTAGCCGTATATAAAGGCACCACTTTTGACCTTAAGCCAGTATGGAAAATTGGTGGAGTACCAGTTGACTTAACAGGCTATACCGCAAATATGCAAGTACGGTACGCAACTGATACCGCAGTTATTATTGAACTTTCAACATCCAATGGCCGTGCCACTATTGATGCCGCCTATGGACGAATTAACCTTCACATATCTTCCACAGATACTGCCGCGCTAACAGCAGGCACATATCAATATGATTTGAATTTAACTAACACCGTAGACTCAACTGTATACAAAATCCTTCAGGGAGTATTCATAGTTAATCCGAGTGTGACTCAATGACATCTACTCCAGATACGATATCTATTGTAGAAATTCCTATTACAACCAATGTCTATGACATTGCTGTATCACAACTTGATACTGTAGAATTAGGCCCTATTGGTCCACAAGGACCAACAGGTTACCAAGGTTACCAAGGCAACACTGGTGTTACAGGAGCAACGGGAAATACTGGTGCTAATAGCACAGTCCCTGGCCCTACTGGTGCGCAAGGTAATACTGGCCCAACAGGTGCTATAGGTAATACAGGCGCAAACAGTACTGTTGTTGGACCAACTGGTTCAACAGGACCAACAGGAGCAATAGGAAGCACAGGTAATACAGGTGCCAATTCAACCGTCGCAGGACCAACAGGGTCTACAGGTTCCACAGGAGCCACTGGAAGTAGCATTACAGGAAACACAGGAGCAACTGGAAACACAGGTGCAGCAGGCAATACTGGAGCCACTGGCGCTACAGGTGCAATTGGAACAACAGGTGCAACGGGTACTACTGGAAGCACTGGCCAAACTGGACCTACTGGA